GAAGACTCGGTGATTGTCTCACGTAACAATGATCTTTTTCGCACAACAGGCAGTGGATACACGCACATAAACGTGCCCAGCTATGGCACGGTGCTTGTGAACGGTGCAAGCCAAACAGGAACAAGCCTCGTAGTAGACGGTTTGTCCGCTGCGCCCCAAGCTGGCGACGTATTTAAGATTGCTGGTGTAGACCTCGTGTATACAGTCACGGCAGACGCAACGGTTTCGAGCGGCGGTGCTACTCTCGCTATAAATCCGGCTCTTGCCTCTAGCCCTGCAGATGATGCTGCAATTACGTTTCTTTCGACCAGCCGTGACAGTACGGTAAAGGTACGATCTGCCCGATACAATTTCAGTGGCACTGAAAAGATTGTTTTTGTTGATGGGACAAATGCTCCCGCCAACTATGATGCTACCACGCTTACTGTTTTGGATGCGGCTCCGTCGGATGTGATTGGTGCAACTCATGTTGCTGTTTTCAAAAATCACCTTTTCTTTGCGAAGGGGTCTAATGTTACATTCACAGCCCCGTTTTCAGACTCGGATTTTTCTGCTGCGAGTGGTGGCGGCGTAATAAATTCCGGAAATGCAATTACAGGCTTGATTGTTTTTAGAGAACAGCTTATAATATTTAGTGAGAGACGTATATCAAGATTGGTAGGTAACTCTATTTCAGACTTTCAGTTGCAGCCAATTACGATGGATGTCGGATGCACCCAGACGGACACGATCCAAGAGGTTGGTGGAGATGTATTCTTTGTAGGTCCGGACGGTATCCGATCACTCGGCGCAACAGAAAAAATTGGCGACTTTGACCTAGCTACGGTATCAAAGCCAATCCAAACAGAGGTTACGAATTTTGTAAATCGTAACACGTCGTTTTCGAGTATCGTTATTCGAGAAAAGAGTCAATATCGTCTGTTTGGTTTTGGTACAAATATTACACGCGATGCTGCACAGGGAATTTTAGGAACACAAACTCAACAGGGTATTAGTTGGGCAGAGACGCGGGGTATTAGAGCGCACGTCGCGGACAGTAATTACAATGGGTCAACTGAGTTGATCGTTTTTGCTCACAACGATGGTTATGTTTATCAATTGGAGTCGGCTAACACTTTCGATGGGGCGAACGTCCCGGCAACTTTCTCGACTCCGTTCATGCCAATCAATGACCCGCGAATACGTAAAACGCTCTATCGTATGTTTTTGTACACTGACCCACAGGGCAGTGTCGCTTTAGATGTCGCATTGAAGTATGATTTCGAAGAAGAAGGGATCATTCAACCGGCAGAAATAAACTTTAACAATACATCCGGTTCGGATGCGATCGCTATCTACGGCGATGCAATATTCGGAACCGGAACCTACGGAGGAACCGTAAAGCGTCTATTTGATAGTCAAACCGTAGGATCAGGATTTGTTGTGTCGTTGGTATTTACATCAGAGTCTACAAATCCTCCGTATTCGTTGGATGCTTTGACACTCGAATACGGAACTTACGGCAGACGCTAAAAGGGAGATAACACATGGGTACGGGCTACACTCGTAACGACACCGGTAACAACATTGCAGATGGTAATGTCATTAACGCTTCGGACCTCGACGGCGAATTCGATGCGGTAGAGTCTGCGTTTAACTCTAGCTCGGGTCACACACATGATGGCACGTCTGCAGAAGGTGCCCCGATTACAAAATTAGGTCCGGTTCAAGACCTCGTAGTCAGTGCATCGGCAGTAACACCGAAAACGGACAATACCCTCGACTTGGGTTCGACATCATTAGAATTCAAGGACGCATTCTTTGATGGTACAGTAAATGCAGACGGCCTCACCGTCGTCGGCGCAGCAGATGTTACAGGCGATCTCGATGTTGACAACATAAACATCAATGGTAACGCGATCACCAGCACGGACACCAACGGTAATATAGCTTTAACGCCGAATGGAACCGGCGACGTGCAGCTTGATGCTGATACTGTACGAGTTGGTGATAGTAACGCTGATGTCACAATCACAACGAATGGAACGGGTGATCTTACACTGAATACGAACAGCGGCACTAATTCTGGTTCAATCGTTATTGCGGATGCCGCAAACGGTAACATTGCACTTACCCCAAACGGTACTGGTGAAGTTGACATCAGCAAGGTGGATATTGACAGCGGTAGTATCGATGGCGTGACTATCGGCACGAACAGCGCAGCTACTGAAGTTCAGATTGACAACATTAACATCAACGGTAACGCGATTACGTCTACCGATAGCAACGGTAATATCACTCTCACACCGAATGGAACGGGTGAGGTCAATCTTCTAGATGGTGACAAGCTAACACTCGGCACGGGGTCAGATTTAACAATCTTTCACGACGCCACTGACACCATTCTTGAAAATAAAACAGGTGACTTTATTCTCAGAACACAAAGCACTGGCTCTTTAAAAATACAAGACACCAGTGCGAACGCTATCGCTACCTTTATCGACAATGGTGCGGTTCAACTCTCACACAATAATAGCACCAAATTTGCCACTTCTAGTACGGGCGTGGACATCACAGGCGGCCTCACTGCAACTGATAGCTGCACAATTACAGTCGATGATAATGCTGACACTCTGGTGTTGAAATGCACGGACGCTGATGCTGTTGTCGGCCCTGTACTTGTTTTGCAACGAGATAGTGGCTCACCGGCAGACAATGACGCACTTGGTTTCATCAACTTTACAGGCGATGATGACGGCGGCACACAAACTGCTTTTGCCACGATAGCTGTTAATGCACTTGATGTGACCGCTGGCACTCTTGATGGAGAATTTAAACTTTCAACGATTGTAAACAATAATCTCCGCTCTCGCATGGTAATGGGTTCGTCTGAGACTGCATTCAACGAAGACAGCGTAGACCTAGACTTCCGTGTCGAAAGCAACGGCAACGCCAACATGCTATTCGTTGATGGGGGTAATGACAAAGTTGCGATTGGAACTGGCACGGCTGTTGGAACATTAACAACAGAGTGTACGGCAGGTGACAGCAACTTTGCGCTGACTGCGTATCATCCGACCAGCACATCCACACGAAACATTGCTAAATTTCAATCAAACGTCGGTAGCACTCAAGCTGATGTACTAACTATTGCCTGTGACGGGGACGTGACTACCTCCGGAGGCGTGTCTGCTGCAGGTGAAATCACCAGTACTGGCTCCTCAATTTCGCAAAATTCCAACAGTATTCGCACAGCCATCGGCAATGACGGTGGCAATGGCACTTTCGGCACATCAACAAATCACTCACTCAAATTCTTCACAAACAATACTAATGTCGCAACTCTCACTTCTGGTGGCGATTTTACAGTAAACAGTGGCCAAGTTCAAATCGGCACGTCCGAGGCATCCCTTTTTAACGCCGAAGGAACTAACGCAGGTCTGACCGTTGCAGGAAGCGACACAAGCACCACGACCATAGGAAATGGTGGTGCTGCGATTAATATCGTCCAGACCAATGGCACGGCTGGCAACACGTCTGGTCTACACTTTTCACGGCAAGATACTGATGGCGCACCCAACTATTCTGGCGCGGCAATTGTAGCGCAGTTTCCAGACACTCAAGCTACAGGGCAGTACCCAAAAGGGCTGTTAGCATTCAACACTTCAACGACTGCTAATGCTGCGCCATCGGAAAAGATGCGACTTGACAGTAGCGGTCAGTTGCGAGTGAATACCACTGGAGCGTTTAACTCTGTCACATCAATTACCCCCGTAGTGCATGTAGATATAAATTCCTCAATCTCTGCGCCTAATGGCGGTGTGGCTGTCGGGGGAATTGGCAGTGGTGAGGTTGCTTTTGCCGCGATGGCAGGTTCAAGCGTAGATTACTACGGCGCAATTTTTCACAACAGCGGCGCGACAAATGTCGGAAACATATTTGTCACAACCGCGTCTACTACTTACAACACATCGTCAGATTACCGCCTAAAGCAAGGCGTAGAGGACATGACCGGCGCAATCGACCGCGTCAAGGCGCTGGCTCCCAAACGCTTTCAATTCATTATAGACCCAGACAAAACTGTGGACGGCTTTTTAGCCCACGAGGCACAGACTGTCGTACCGGAGGCTGTTACCGGCACTAAAGACGAGGTAAGGGTATGGGTTGAACCAGAAGTAGATGATGATGGAAATATTATTTCTGGGGAAGCGTTGCCAGACGGTGTTTCGGCTGGCGACAACAAACTCGATAGTGATGGCAACACCATTCCTGTCATTCAAGGCATTGACCATAGCAAGCTGGTGCCTCTCTTGACTGGAGCTTTGCGCGAAGCTATTGCCAAGATTGAAGCCCTTGAGACGC